GCAGGGCCCGGGTCATGGCGGTGACGGCCTCTTGGGAGAGGTAGTAGGTGCGCACCGTGATCTGTTTCGTGGTGCGCTCGACGATCGCCTTGAGGGCCTCGGGATCGGGGCGGCGGAAGCCGATGTCGATGCCGTGGGGCAGCTGGGATGCGATGAGTTCCTCTTGACTGCTGGCGGCATTCTCGACCGCCAGTCTCGCGCCCGGGGCAAGAGCCTGGTTGGTGGCGCGGCCCGCCTCAAGAATCTGTTCGGCGATGACTCGCCGGCTCACCTCGAGACGCGCAGCCCGGTCGAGGTCCCCCATGCTCAGGGCTTTGTCGAGTTCCTTCTTGGCCTCTTGCAGGGCATGCAACCAGGCGGCGATCAAGTCGTCGGCCTGCCCTTGCAGGAGATGTTCGACGGCCCGTCGGGCCCTTGCAAGAGCCTCGAGGGCTTCGTGCGCGTAGGCCATGGTTAATAGACAGCAGGGATTTCACCAGCAGCGAGGGCGCGCCCGGCGGCCTCCGCGGATGCGGCTCGCTGTGCGGCGGCCCGCTCCAGTACGGCGTCGCGGTCGGGCAGGCCGAGGTAGTCGACGATGTCGTCGAGCGCCAGCCCCAGGGCTTGGAGGGTGGCGGCGTTGCTGATCTTCTCGGTCTCGTCGAGCGGCATGGGGTCCTCCCATTGGGGGGTGAGGTCGCCGAGTCCGAGGAGTTGCGCCTGCCCCCGCCATACGGGGGTTGTGACGTCCTGGATGCCGCGCACGGACGAGACGAGGCGGGCGGACAGGACGCGCAGGGATTCGCCGGAGGGGATCTGCCCGGAGGTCTGGGAGAAGTAGTAGGAGGGCACGCCGGCTATGGATGCGATCTGCTCCTTGAGGTCGCGCTGCTTTTCGAGCAGCCGCCCCAGGTCTGGCGGGTCCAACTGGCCGAATGGGCCCGGCCCATCGTGGGTGAAGATGCGCTGCTTGCTGCCGTCGAATTTTCCGCGGGGCAGGCCGGCGGCGGCTTGGGTGAACTCTTGGATGCGGGCGAGCGGGTTCGCGCTCTTCGGCTGGTAGTTGAGGAGATACCAGAAGGGCCGGGCGTAGCCCTCGGAGAGGGCGAGCAGGTCGGCCAGCCCCTTGTTCAGGGCGTCCTGGAGGGGGATTATGTCGGCGAGCACGGAGGTTCCGTGCTGCTCGGGTTCCTCTGCGCCGCGCTTGAACCAGCAGCACGGAACGACGCCGAAGCCGTGGGGGATGACATCCCCGCCGTCGTCGTCGGCATGGGGTCGCCATGCGGTGTGGTCGACGGGCAGGTTGGCCTTGCCGAGGTTGCTGACGGTGCGGTAGCGCTCGACGCGGTCTGCGTAGTAGAGGTTGGCGCGACCGTAGCCGTCCTCGATCCAGATTTTGGCGGCGCGGTCGAGCCGGTCTGGGTCGACGGGGTCGACGTGGGGGATGATCTGGTCGGCTCGATGGTAGCGGGCCTTGGGTTGGCCGTTGCGTCCGAGCCATGTGAGGGTGTAGGCGTCGCCGCAGCGGGCGGTTTCGATGTTGACCGCGGCGACGAGGCGGGACAGGCCGTTCTCGTCGGCGAGGCGGTCTTCGGTGGCGCCTCCCCATGTGCGGATTCGTAGCCGGTCGGTGGTGGCGGTGACGACGGCGGGGCAGAGGTTCTGTCGCAGGCTCTCGAACAGTTTGCCGTACTTGGCCTGGAAGTCGGGGGTGGCGAACTGGAGTTCGTGCTGTCCGGCGTAGTAGGCGCGGTAGGTGGCGTAGGCGGTTCCACGCTTGGCGTGTTCCTCGAGGGCGGAGGTGAGATGCTCGATGGGCATGTTGCCTCCTATCCGATGTCGTAGAACGTGGTGCCGTACTCCCCGTCGGGTCTGGGTGTGGCGTGGGCGAGCATGAGGGCGTCGGCGCGATCGGGACTCGGCAGGCCACGTTTGGCCATGTCATCCTTGGACTCGATCTTGATGCGACCGCGGGCGTCGTAGGTGTAGCGGATGCTGCCGAGCTGTGCGGCGAGGGCATCGTCGGTCGGGTCGAGGTCGACTTCTCCGAGCTCGAATGCTCGGCGCAGGCTCCAATACCACTGGGCGCGGGCATTGGCGAAGCGGTGGGCGTCGTCGCCGTAGGGTGCACCGCCTGCTTGCATGTCCGCCACGGGCGCCCCGTAGGCGTTCAACAGGTCGACGACACCTCCGCCAACTCCGACGCCGTCAACCTGGGCGTGGGGCAATCCGTTAGCACGCTGGGCGGCGATGACGTGCCCGGCGGTTTGGTCGGTGGGGGAGTGGGTGAGGGTGCTGGTGATGCGGTAGCGCTGCCCCTTGCGGAGGCAGAGGACGGTTTTGTCGGCGCCGAAGCGGGCGACGTCGACGCCGAGGGCAGTGGGGCCGGCTTCGGGGAGGTCGGCATTCTGTGCGGCGGTGATCCAGGCCGGGTGGATGAGGGTGTCGTCTCCGACCTCGGGGAAGTCGCCGAGGACCTTGGATGCGTAGACGGGGCTCGTCTCGCCCCAGTTGGCTGCGGCGTCCTGCACCCATTCGGGGGTGGGCAGGAGGTGGGTGAGGCTGTCGGGGACTCGCTCTCCGGTGAAGTTGGGGGATTCGAGGGCGGAGATGCGGATGACGTTCCAGCCGGAGCCGGGGCGGCAGATGCGCCCGAACTGGGTGTTGGGGTCGTCGGGGTTGCCGATGGCGAGGATGCGGCAGTCGGCGTTGGTGGTGATGGCTTCGACGCCGGTGTAGAGGTTGGCGGGGATGCCGCAGGCTTCGTCGAGGATGGCGAGCACGTAGCGACGGTGGATCCCTTGGAAGCCGTGTTCGTCGTGGTCGGCGGGCTTGCGACCGAGGCCGACGATGTCCTGGTCGATGAGCCATTCGTCGTCCAGCTTGACGCGTCCGGGGAGGTTGCCGCGTTTGTGTTGTTTGCGGATTTCTTGCCAGAGGACGGCGTGAACCTGCTTGTAGGTGGGGGCGGTGGTGACGACGATGGCCTCGCCGGGCGGGTGGGTGTCTATCCACCAGCAGGCGAGCATCCCGGCGGTCCAGGATTTGCCGACGCCGTGGCAGGACTTGACTGCGGTCCGGCGGTTGGTGGCGACGGAGGCGCAGATTTCCTGCTGCTTGCTCCACAGGTAGGCGTCGAGGCGGTCGCGGGCCCAGGCTGCCGGGTCGTTTCGCCAGGCCTCTTCTCGCGGATCGGGGAGCGGGTAGAGCTCGGCAAGCAGCTGCCAGACGGTGCGAGGTGCGCCCATGCTGCCTCCTCGGGGATACGGGAAAACCCCCGCCAGTGACGGGGGTTTTCGGGCGCGCTCATAGGCCGCTAAGGGCGAGTGTAGCAGGTCACGCCCCTTGTCGTAGGCGGCTCTGCGCAACGATTGCGCGAATCTGGCCGAGGTCGTACAGGCGTCGCCTCGGACCCTCGGCGACGGGGGCAAGGAGCCCACGCCGTCGGGCCCAGTCTCGCAGGGTCGTGTAGGGGGTGCCGGTGATGTCTGCGGCCTGTCGCAGGGTGACGGCCTGGACGGTGACCTCGTGGCCGCAGACGGGGCACCGCCACAGGGGTTGCGTGCCGGTGGTCCGGGTGAGGTGGCCGACGTGGCAGATGCCGCAGGGTATGTCGGCGGGGGCGGGGTCACGTACAGCCTTCACGGCACTCCTGACGGCCCGGTGGGTGGCGGTGATGCCGGAGGCCAGCTCTGGCCATTGCGGGAGTCCTGAGGCCCATTCGAGCTGCCCCAGTAGCCATTCCACGACCGTGGGGATGGTTGGCCGCTCGGGGAGTTCGGGGGGCAGGTCGGGGCGTTCATCGAGGGCGGTCGCCTCAAGGTCGCGACACCAGCCCCACAGGTAGGGCAGGACGCCGACACCTTCGGGGTCGCAGTGTTCCATGCCGGAGGTCCAGTCGGTGCGGTCGCGGGTGTCGAGGAGGCGGAGGATGCCGAGGTCGACGGGGGGCCGGGATGCAGGGGTTGGCCTGCTGGCGCCGGTGGTGGGCCGTCGGGTGACGAGCGCATCCGGCAGGAGTGCGCACAGCTCCGGCAGCTCGACCAGGGTTTGACGGATGGTGTCGACGTCGGGGTCGGGGGTGGTCACAGGAGTCCTTCCTGGGTGAGTGCTGTGGCGAGAGCCTGCGGGACGAGCGCACGCTGCACGTCGGTGAGTTGGAGTTGCTCGAGGAGTAGTTCGAGGACACGTTGGAATGTCTGGGCCTGGTCGAGGGTGGGGCGTTCCCGGGCTTGGCGGAGGTGTTCGGCGGTGAGGCCGATGCGGAGCATGTCGGCGAGGGAGCGTTGCGCACGCTCGAGGGCGCGTTCATAGATCTGCACGAGGGCGGATACTTCGTCGACGCCAGTGACGATGTTGACGGTCGCCCATGTTTGGAGGTCGGCGATGTGGGCCCGGGCGATCTCTTTCCATTGCCAGATTTCCCCGGCAAGGTCCGCATAGGCTGCGACGGGGTCGGCAAGGGCTTCCCATCCACGCGCTTCAAGTTCGCCCTGGATGCGGGCCTCGATGACTCTGCGATTGGCCTTGGCGAGGGCTCGGGGGGCGGCCCCGCCGTGCATGCGGCAGCGGGTTCCGCCGCGGATCGGGTGCTGCCGGCAGGGTTTGCCGGACCGGGTTTTAGCGCCACAAACTGTGGGGGTGGCGTGGGGCTCAGAGCTGCCGGCAGGAGGCATGGGGTTGTTGCTCATCGGGGGTCCTGCTTGGCGATGCGCGGCGGGTCGTAACGAAATGGGGAGGTATGGGTGTCGGCTGGGCGAGGGACGGGGTTGTCCTCTGCCTCGCGAAGGGCTTCAAGGTTTGCTTCGTACAGCTGTTCGAGGACGGCCTTGAAGCGGCTGTGGTCGACCATGGGGACAAGAAAATGGATTTCGTTGGTCATTGCTGAGTCCTTTCAGGGTTGGGCGAGTGGGGCGAGCCCGAGGACGGTGATGAGTGCGCGGATGGCGCACCATGCGAGGACGCCGGGAGTGGGGAGCCCGGTGAGCAGGGCGAGGAGCATCCCCAGACTGAATAGGCATCCCGGCAGGTTGCCATCGTCGTAGTGCTCGGGCGGCGGCACACCGAGGCGCTTATAGACGACCGCGCCGATGACGCCGGCGACGAGGAAAGCCAACTCTTTGGGGGTCATGGGGATCAGCCTCAGTGCTGGCACAGCCCGGAGCAGCGGCGGCGCCAGGTGAGCTTCTCGGGTACGCGGATCATGAGGACTGGTCGGTCCTCGTGGGTGTGGACGTCGGAGAGGAGTTCACAGTCCAAGGTCCCGGCTGCGGCGGCGCCCCAGGCCATGACGTTGGCGTCTGGGTTGTAGGAGCGGAGGGCGTTGATGAGTTCTTGAACGGTCATGACTGAGTTTCCTTTTGGGGCTAGAAGGGCGGGGGCGTGTCGCGGTCGATATCTGTTTGCGGCGGGGCGACCTGGCGGGCCGCACAGGCT